GCCCAAACCCGCTTGTCAAGTCCTCCAATATTTTGGACCACTCTTATCTTTCCTCTTATAATAAAAAAAAACAAAAAAAAAAAAAAGAGGATAGAAGAAATGATAAGAGCAGGTGGGAGGTGTCAATGGATTGACGGTTGGAGGGGTAATATAGTCTCTCTCACTATCTCTCCCCCTCTCTCCCCCTACCTACCTAATGATAAGAGTGATCCTAAGAGTGCTCTTAGTAAGGATGAGTCCGCACAGTGAAACGCACTTGTGCTCGCACAGTTAAGAGTGGGGCTGGTCGCACAGTAACGAGGGGTACTCCCAGGAATCTTAGGAGTAGTGATCCGAGCGGTGATGGGAGAGGTAAGGATGAGTTGAGGGGGAGCCGGTGGCTGTCCCGGCTCCTGAGAGCACTACGCGCGGCGCATGTGCCAGTCGCGCTGACGCTGTTCGCGCTGTTCGCGGCGCCGCTCGATCTGAGCAGGAACGAGCAGATCGATCGCATCTTCACGGCTGATGCCAGCGCTGACGACCATCTTGAGAGCGGTCTTGAACGAGCGGAACTGAGCGGGAGTGAGAGAGAGCAGGTATTCGGTATGGTTCTGCATGATCTTCCAGTGAGAATGTAGTTGAGAGAAACGGAGCGGGTTTGCTGTCCCCGCTCCTGAGAGTCAATCGCGTGTTAGTCTTCCCAAGCGACCTTGATGATGGTCGAAGCGATCTGCCGAGCGGCCTCGTGAGTCTCACCGTTCTTGATGAGAATGTCGTAGGTGCGACGGAGACGCTCCTGAGGATCGTTCTCAAGATTCGGCTTCACAACACCGAGCGCAGTGAGCGTCTCTGCGATCTTCTTGGCACGAGCAGCAGCCTTACGCTTCTCGTTCGCAGTGTCAACCATGTCCTGCTCGTTGGGCATCTCACCAGCAGCCTTAACGTCTTCGAGCGTCTCGAATGCGTCAAACTCTGCGTCGTAGTTGACGAACGCCGGGAGATTGACTCCCTCTGCGTTCTTGTAGGACGACAGCGCCCGCTTGTGCGCGTTTTCGATTTTGCCGCTGAATGCGGTCTTCACAATCGCCATGTTCGGCTTCTCCATTCGACCGGCGCGACATGCGCCGTGTTCGTTGAATCAATCAACCAACAAGAAGATCATAGCACACTTCCAGCCGATACAACAACAATCGTGCGTCCCGTCTCGTTTTTCTTTGGGCCGCTCCGAGCGTCGATCTTGAGAGTCGCCGGACGCTCATAGATCGCGGCTCCTGTCAACCGCAAGATGTAGTGGTGTCGCGCTTGTCAAGCCACAAGATATGGGCTACATTTTCGTAGGGTTCTTTTAACTGAACCACTATATTTTGTGGCTTGACATGCACAGCACCACTAGATATGGGGTACACCCTTACGAACTTTTTACTTGACATTGGCGCGAGGGGGTGGTGTAGCAATCACAAGTCAGGGGAGGTAAATTATCTGGGAGAAAAAATAAAATTTAATTGGAAACTACTAGTAGTAACTCTAGGAGTCGGGTAACTTCTACTCACTCGGTCATCAATTTTGTGCCACCTAAGTCGTTGATTCGCAACGGGTTAGTGGCCGGGGTGACTTGACAATCGTGCTATACTGAACACAGCCATCTTCCTGAGAATAAATATATGAGTGCTCGCTACGCTCGCGGGAGATTATTGATATGAGCATTGGTATCGTATCGGATGATGATTTTCTTCGTGAGTTAGAGAAGATCAGTGGAACTAAGAAGACTGCGGTGATTCCTGATATCGTAGAGATGGAGAAACCTGGCAGATCAGAAGGTGACAATAATGTCCCTGACGTACTACGACAGATCATTGGTGAAGAATCAGTCATCAATGGTAGACAGTCTGCTCTTGGTCTTGCTGGTATGTTCGGCATTAGTGGTTCTAGTGTGTCCGCCTATGCAAAGGGTAGTACTAGCACTGCTTCATACGATAATCCCTCACCGTCTATAATCTCACACTTACGCAAGTCACGCGCGCGTGCATCCAAGAAAGCTACTCGCGTCCTAGAGTCCGCTCTGGGATCAATCACGCAGGACAAATTAGATTACGCGGATGCTAAAGACTTGAGTGCAATCGCCAAAGACATGTCAGTGGTGATTAAGAATCTTGAGCCGAAGGATACGCAGTCTTCTAATAGTGATTCACCTGCGACCCCACAGTTCGTAATCTTCGCACCACAATTCCGCGATGAGCGGTCATTCGATACAATCACAGTACAGGAGTAAAGATGCCAACAGTAGTACGACCTGAGACGTTCGCTCCAACACTCCTCACATCAGAACCACTAGTAGTGAGTGGTGAACAGCAACGCTACATCAGAGAGATCCTAGAAATAGGAGCCTCAGATAGTAAGTTCGCATCGAAGATGTATGATGCGATATGGCGCGTGTTAACTGGTGGCTCCGCAGTCCCTCCTGTCATCACTTCTCTCAATCCCTCCACCGTCGCAGTCGGATCTCCAGACTTCGATCTTCACGTAGTCGGCACAGGATTCACTCCTGAATCTAAGATTCTGTTTGCAGGAGTGGAAGAGCCAACTACTCTCGTATCACCAACAGAACTCAAGACCGGAGTGATGATGAGTCTGTGGGTTGGTCCTGATGCGGTTCCTGTCTCTGTTCTGAACAACGGAGTCATGTCTGATCCGATGGAATTCGTATTCACTGATGTCGCGGCATTCAGTGCGCCTGCCAAGAAAACTACTGCGGAAGAACATCACCATAAGGCTGGTAAGTAATGCCACAACTGATTCCATTCGGCCCACCGACTGTGATGGCAACTAATGTCATCTATGCTACACCCGGAGGTGCGAAGGCATCAGTATTCTGTGGTGATGCTACTCCTACGATTGAACAGTCGAACGTACAGGATTTCGCAACCAAATCTGCCGTGACATTCACTGGTGGATTGGGAACAGTCGTCGGCGCGTTTATCAGAGCTACTGCCGGAACTCCAACCGTCGTTCTAATGAGGGACTGATTCTAGCAGAGACTAGAAAAGGAGGGGACAAAGTGCCCATCGACAAGCCGTACGCATATCACAAACCATCGACTGAAGGAATGAGTAAGATCAACAAACTCAGAGAACATTTCTCTGAGGGAGAAAGACTAATCAAGGAAATCTGTCCACCTAGTCGTCACACTAGCATTGCAATCACAGAAAATGAGACGACTGCAATGTGGGCAATCAAGGCTGTAGTGTTCAATGATCCTAAATCGGAGGTGGAATAATGTCACAGTTTGTATTCTATCCGAATCCCCTGAGTGCGCGTTGCACACTGAAGACTGATGATGGTTTTTCTTCTACTGGTTCTGCTCATACTGATTCAAATGGTCGTGACGGACAGGTCATTAATGTGATCGATGGTCATCCATCAGGTCATGGCGCGGAATTCACTCTAGAAGCTAATGGATATGAGACATTAAGAGTTAGAGGATTCCTTGTAATCGAAGAGAATGTCGCACGGTTACAAGTTGATGATTACACTCTTACTCTTACTCCTGTTGTTGTTACTCCTCCCCCTACTACTCCTCCACCATCTAGTGGACCCGATCCAAATGCGAATCCTCTAGACATTATCAACTACGTATTCAATTCCACTAATCCTAATCTTTCGACGGCAGCAGGATGTGGATTGTTTACTGAAGATTGCTGCAAGGAATTGCATGAGAAGATGCATCCTGCATGGGGTCATATCAGGAAGAATCCTGGTCAGAATCAGTTCAACGGACACGCAGTCGATGCGATCATGCTAATGGTTCCATCTGGCGGCACCGCTCCGGGGATCTACGATATCATTCAATCGAGTGCGGCTCCTGATGCGAAGCCTGTGTTCAATTACGTAGAAGCTCCTGTTCCAGATCTGTGGTACTATCCTGCTGCTCCGATTCAGTCAGGACAGGATCTGAGAGCAATCACAGTGTGGCATCCGCGTCCACATTCGCATAGGTAAAAGGAAAGATCATGGGATTTCTTGGTTCAATCGGCAAAGCAGTAGGCGCAATTCCTGGTATGAAAACCATGAATAAAGCCTTGCCCGGTGGTGGAATGCCGGGAGTAAATCAGCCGAAACCACAACTAGGAGGAGGATTAGGACCATCTATCATGCAGAAACAGATGCCTAATCTTCAGCCTATGCCCATGCCTCCTCAGAATAATGCTCCACAATCTCCACCTATTGCTGCACAGGGTCCACCAATGCAGAAGCAATTCACTATGCCACAATTCCAGCCACAACCGTGGATGCAGAATCCTAACATTCCACACAATACAGGATTCGCAGGTAGTATGAGGGGTGGAGGAATGATGGGACCATCTCCTGACATGATGGCGCATCTGATGAATCGTGGTGGAGGTCAGATGAATTTTCCGATGAATCGTGGTCAGAGTATTCAGGCTCCCATGAATACAGGATTCGCGCGTCCATCATATGGCGCACCTAACAATCCCAATATTCGGTACTAATGAGAAATCCTAACGAATGGAAACCGGAGCCAAAACAAGAGTTATTCTTGTCGGTTCCGGTAACTGTTAAGGAAGCACTATATGGAGGAGGAGCAGGTTCAGGAAAGAGTGACGTATTACTACTCTACGGAATCGTCCATAGATGGCATGAAAATCCTAAGTTCAAACAAGTTTTCATGCGACGGACATTCCCTGAACTTAGAAACGAAATCATTCCGCGATCTAGAGAACTGTATCGCAGATTTGGCGCGACTCTTAATAAGACCGAAATGTGCTGGACGTTCCCTCGTCCAGATCAATATGGAGGTACAGGTGGTACTAACGAAGGAGCAATGATCTTTTTAGGTCATTGTGAGAATGAGGATGATGTGCACAAATACGACTCGATGCAGATTAATCTCTTCACGCCAGACGAACTTACTTCGATTACGGAATGGATATACTTATACATCGGATTCCAACGAGTACGATCACCTGTGCCAGAGCTTCCTGCGATTATCCGCGCAGCAGGTATGCCGGGAGGCATTGGACATACTTGGGTATACAAACGACTCATTAAACCCTATCCAAAGGGTGGAAAGATAATAGTAGGACGTGGTGGAAATAAAAGAATCTATATCCATTCGACACTTGAAGATAATCAGTATATCGATCCCACGTACAAACAGTCACTTCAAGGTATTACTATTGAAGCGGAGAGAAAAGCCAAACTTCAGGGTGATTGGGATGCGTACCAGGGGCAAGTTTTTGATGAATTTCGTGATCATAAGTATTCTGATGAACCTGATAATGCCATTCACGTTGTTGAACCATTCGAGATCCCCGAATGGTGGCCGCGTATCGTAGTAGGCGACTGGGGATTTACTGCGATGACATGGATTGGTTATGCTGCGATCAGTCCTAGTAGGCGTATTTACATCTATCGCGAGCAGTATTGGACGAAAACGAAGATCGCAGAGTGGGCACCTCATGTCAGATTATACATTGACAGAGAGCATCCTAGACTTATTCGTTTTTGCAAATCCGCGGGACAAGATAGAGGTCAGGAACATACTATCCAACAGCAGATTGAAGAAGAACTCGAACAGTCTATTGAACTTAGTAATAATTCTCCTGGAAGTAGAATCGCTGGAAAGATGCTCATCCACGAATATCTCAGATGGCAGACAAAATACGTGAATCCATCTGAAGTTCCTGTATACAACGAAGAGTATGCAATGTGGATTATGCGTAACAGGGGATTAGCTGAGTATAAATCATACATGAGTTCTCTGAATCCTCCTGAACCGGAGACTAATATTCCAAAACTTCAGATTTTTAAGGGCGCGTGTCCGATTCTTATCGAAGCAATTAAGGCGTGTAGCTATGATAAACCTAAAGGAAATAAATCTTCAGAGGACATTGCGGAATTTGAAGGCGACGATCCTATCGACGGATTACGATACCTCGTTGACGCTGCCGAAGGGTTTTTTGAAGACTCCTCTGAAGAATTCAAGAAGGTGGAGAAGCAGGAAGCTCTCGTGCGGCAGTTGTCTTCGAGTCAAGATTGGACGGCGTTTTATCGTAACATGCACAAAGTTGAGTCAGATTCAGATGAATCGATTCAGCCGCTCGTACGTTATAGAAGGCACTAATGATCAAATTATTACTCTATAAGTGGTTCGGGCTATCTGATGTGCCATGTGAAACGTGCGAGATTCTACGCGGATTACTCGCAAAGAGTGACTCAGAACGTAGAGATTTACTCCAGCGTCTCTTGGACAAGGATAAGCCCGAGCCACCCCAAA